CGTGGCGCAGGAGTGGATCGGTACGCTTATGGATGACTGGGCGGCCGAGAAGGGGGCCGAGGAGAGGCCCCCACTGCGGCTCCTGACCGTGCCGCGCTCAGCACCGCTCAAGGCGTGGAGGGGGTTGAACAAAAAGTAGGCTTCGAGGATGGGGAGGGGATAAAAGCCCCATTCCGGCCCCGAGACCCCTCCCCTGGCACCCCTGGCGTTAACCCTACTATCCAGTCGGCGTATCGTTACCGATACCGCTGAAACTTTTTCTTTGTTCACGCTCTTTATGCGAGACAGTAACCATAGAAGCGTGGGACACTCTCTTTCAGAGACAAGAAAGGTGCGGCAATGTTAGTTGCAATCGTGCTAGTCGCTTTAGCCTTGCTAGGCGTCAATTCCCTGGCAAATCGCTTTCGGCATTGCCGGAAGCATTGCCCATGCTGCAATTCGGCCGATCGCGCGGCGGAAGCCTGCCGCCATTGGGTACGGCCGCCATGCGGGAAGGGTGGACTGTGATGCTACCAGTAGTTGACGGCGACGAAAACGCAGATATCTACGGATATGCGGAAACCGCTCGGCAAGCCCGCGTTATCGCAGATGCGTGCTTTGTCGACAAAATCGAGCGCGTAGAATGCTACGGTCCAATTTCCCTTCGCGACGGCCGCACGCTAGCGCAGGCTTTCGTTGTGATTACTCGCAAACCCTGAAAGGTGCAAACCATGAATAACTCGCCTTACCTTGACCTGCCGTGCCGTACCTTGGCGCGCGCAATAGCAGATCAAGCCGCGACGCATACCGGCGCCGCGCTATCTCGCGCTTTTGATCTCTGCGCAGAATTCCCTAACAGCCGGGCATTGTTCCTTGAGGTAACAGCTATTCTTCGCTCCCGCTTTGCTACATACCGCAGCAAACTAGGAAAGGGTATCTAATGACTAATCTTATAGAAGCATCGCGGCAATGGGCAAGCCGGCCCGATGACGAGCGCTTTTTGAGCTTGACCGACATGCAAGCCCATTTTGAAACTATCCGCGCGCAGTCGCGCGGCGCCGTTGTATCTTCGCGACAGATCACAGTCGCGCCCGATGAGACAGGCAAGGGCTTGGCGATCACTGGGCAGGCTGGCGTACCTTATGCGCCAACAAATTGGGCATTCGGGCAGCTTGCTACCCTTGCGGGCGCGCCGGCTGGATATCTTCGCCGGCTTCCCGCGCCCATGGCGGCCGATTGTCTCAACTATGGTTTAAGCTTCGATCGCGATATTGAAGACGTGGGAATTCTTCTACAAAAGAACGGATCGAATATCCTTCGGGCGGCGACAGGGCCGAGATACGGCCGGATTTGGAATTCAGACGTTCTCGGCGCCGTTGTCTCACGATTTGGCGACGGCCGATCCGGATATTTCAAAGTGCCTGGGGAATTCGGCCAGGATGTCGAGATCACCAAGGCGAATACTACGCTTTACGCTGGCGATCGAGATATGTTCATTTTCCTTGCCGACGAAAAGAACCGGATCGAGATACCTAACCGGCGCGACGGAAAAGCCGGCGCCTTGGCGCGCGGCTTCTTTGTCTGGAATTCAGAAGTTGGATCGGCCGTTTTCGGGCTGGCAACTTTTCTATTCGACTATGTTTGCTGCAATCGGATTGTCTGGGGCGCCGAGAATGTCTCGGAGCTGCGGATACGCCATACTGTCTCGGCGCCCGATAAATTCCTTGAGGAAATCGAGCCGGCGCTTGTCACCTATGCTAATAGCTCGACTACCTCGATAACCGACGCGATCGCCAAGGCGCGCGACGCGCGGCTCGGCGACAAGCTGGACGATTTTCTTGCGACGCGCTTCGGCGCGCGGCAAGTCGCCAGTTTGAAGGCTATCCATGAGTTAGAGGAGGGGCGGCCGATCGAAACATTGTGGGACGTTACAATGGCCGTTACTGCCAAGGCGCGATCGATCACTTATCAAGACGAGCGAGTTGCCTTGGAGCGGCAAGCCGGCGACATTCTGAAACTAGCAACTTAAGCCCGAAGACTGCGGCGGCCGGCGCAATCCGGCCGCCGACTTTTTTGGTTAACGCCTAAAACTTTAGGGGAATATCGTGAAAATGTTTCGAGAATTATCAGAGAATGAAGCGCAAACTTTCCGGGCTTGGGCGCGGGACAATTATATCCCACTCTCCCCTATCCTGGGGATTTGGCATCCTGTCGTCCAAGACGAATGCCGCCGCATGAATGAAAGCGCGCAATGCCTGGACCCCCTCTTTTGCCCTGACGAGGCGCGCGATGTATCGTGAGCACGTCCCCCAGATCGCGGCCGCCATGCGAGAAGACCCCCGCATCTTTGAGCGCGGGGTGATGTTTGCGGTACTCTCCGCCCGTACCCAGTTCGTTAGGGTAGAGGAGCAAATGAGAGACCTAGAAGACAACGGGCGCGGCGCCGCCTCCCTTTGGGGCTGGAAATTTGACAGTTACGATTATCTATCGGAGCATGCTGGCGCCTTGTGGCTTGCCGCGCGCGATTGCCGAGATCCGGTGGGCGCTATAGCTGGGCTTTGTAAAATCCCTGGGCTGGGCATTGTCAAAGCCGGCTTTGTTTGCCAACTCATGGGCTTTGACGTGGGATGCTTGGATAGCAGGAACATAGAGCGCTTGGGGCTCCCCCCAAAAGCCTACGAAAGTCGCGGGCGCGACAAATCGCGCGCGGGCTATCGGCAAAAGATAGAAGCCTACGTGGCAGAGACCGGCGGCCGGGCGGAGGAGCTATGGGACGGGTGGTGCGACTACATGGCGAAAGGTATCAGTGCCGAAGAGATATCGCGGCGACACCTTGCCATAATCCCCAAGGACAAGCGGCGCGCTTATGTCAATCGCCGCGAGAATATGCCTTGCATTCCTTGCCGCTCGGATATACCCTTATAACGTTGGCAATGTGCTAAACCATATCGCAAGAGGAGACCTAGATCATGAGCCTACTTGAAAAGCTAATCGAGTATTACAAAAGCCGGTTTCTGGCGCTTGGGGAGACCTGGGCCGATTTGCGCGAGCATCGGGCTTGCCTAGAAAGCTCGGCAATCTGGCAAGCCCGGTGGGGCGATCGCGCGGCGGAGCGCGCGGAGGCTAACCGGCCGTGGAAGGATGGCAAATGAAGCTCCCCCTCTATGAGGTGCTTTTGCCGATCTTCGATAATTCCGGGAAGCCTTATCCAGATCAGCGTCGGGAAGCATTCGAGGAGGCTTGCCTGGCATTGATCGGAGCATGGACCGCCGCGCCTACCGTCATCGGCAAATGGCGCGACGAAAAGACGGGCACGGTTTACAAGGATACCTGCACCCCGTACCGGCTTATGTGCTTGCCGGCGCAATTCAACAAATTGCTATCCATGGCGCACGGGCTCTATCCAGATCAGCTTTCGTTATTTGCGGCGGAGATTGGAAAGGGTTGGATCAGCTATCCCTCAGGCGCGGGGTAAGCGCCTAAACTAGGTGAGACGCAATCCCGCGTCCCGCTCTTTTCTTAGGAAGTAGCGTAAAATGTTCGACAAGGTAAAGACTTATATCCCTGACGTTGTTGGAGTGGCAGGAACCGCCGCAACTCTTGTTGCCGCAACCCACTATGGAAGCGTGGCGGCAACTGCGGTTTCCTTTGGAATGAAATACGGTGCTGTGCGGATCATCGCCGGAAGTGTTGCGGGCCTTGGCGTTGGAATTCCTATCATGGTCGGTGGGATGCTCGCTACCCACGCCATTGAGGAGTATCTTCGGCGTCGCAGTCAAGAACCTTTTCCTGCTACCTGATTGTAGCCTTCTGCGGGCGCTTCGGCTCCCGCAGTGGGGTGCAATTCCGCACCAAGAAGAGAAGTGAACATGAAGCTTATTATGTCTTACAGTCCCGAAAGCCTTCGCGCCATGGCCGATCACGTTGCGCGCGCTGCGAAAACCGCTGGCGAGTATCTGCTAGAGAACCATCGCCGGATCATGGCCGCCACCGAAACCGTGCTGGATAGTACGGCGAGGGCGCGGCAAATCCTAGCCAAGCAAGCCGGAAGAGCCGTGCGCTCGGCGGCAGGCTATCTTCTGTTTAATTGCCTGCGCGTTCTGGCGGCAGCCTCCGTTGTCGCGGCTGGCGTAGTCCGAGCCTTGGATATTCTCTGCCGTCGAGGCGCTGGCATATGGTTCGCTAATGAGGTGAGTGGCGCATGAGCCGGCGCCGCGCGCCCGCAGAATTCGTCCCCCCAGGCTCCCGAGATGGGGACCTTGGCGGCCGGATAGTCAGCGACCAGCGATGGCGCGAAGGCTTCGATGAATTCCGCCGCAGCGAAGGGCGGGACCCGGAAGCCGAGCGCCAAGCCTACATCGACTTTTTGAAGGAGCTGGCTCCATGAGGCTAGTCAAGATGATCCGGCTTATGCAAGACCGGGCTTACGCGCCGTGCTGCTATATCCTTGCGCGAGAGCGCGAAGACGGCACGTATGACGCGCAGGATGACGCAAACACCATCCTAGTCCAAACGGATTGGGACTGGCCGAGCATCGCCGGAACTTTCGGATGGGGGATGAAACTCCCGGGCCGCACTTCCAAATCGAGGTGCGATCATTCCGGCACGGATGGGACAGTCACTTGTCCGGACTGCGGCGCAACGGCAGGTGATTTTATTACGGCGGCCGGCGCGTGGCTCGATGAAAACATTGGCGCTATGGCCGAAGACCCCGGATATTTCGGATGAAGTTGGAATTCTCACTCGCGATCAGCTTGCGATTTATCGCCGGCCTCGCGATCGGGTGGATCGCGGCGCAGCGATTGCGGCGCGCCCGGCGAGGTGGCTAGAGCTGCCGCCCTGGTCGGTTAGCCCGAGCTGGGCATATCTGCTGAGGCTGAGAGCGTGGGCGCGGCCCGCGCGTTCCCCGGAGAGCTGGCCGACGCCGGGATACGCGAGCGGCTTCCGGTCGCGGCGTCCCAGTAGACCCCTTCCACCGCGCTTTGCCTTCTTGAGCATAGCCCTTGCTATCGCCTCGAATGAGCTGGCTGGTGAGCCGTAGACGCGCTCGCCGCGCCCGGCCGCCAAGCGCTCTGCTTGGAGCTGGGCAATCCGCTTGACCTTGGCAGCGGTCTCCGCCAGCATACCCCCTCCACCGCTGGAGAAGCGGCCGTGGTAGTCGCGGGCCTCGTCCTTATGGAACCGAGCCGCGTATGCCGCGAGCCGGCCCATTAACTCTCGGCGCCGTTCGCGATCGAGAGCGGCACGTCAGCAACTAGGCTGACCGTGAGCTTGGTTGAAGTGGCGTAGGTGCCCGTGGTCGTAACGAGCGCTTGAAACATCGAGCCCGGTGCGATCAAATTGGCGTTGCCGGCCGACAGCGTGCCGGGAGTGACGAAAGCCGTCCCTGTTGGGACAAGAGCCATCGCCGCATTTGAGAGGTACACGCTCTTGAGGGAGCTGGTCGTGAGCTGGGCAAAGTAGATGAAATCGAAGAAGCTGGCCCCGCCGTCATAGCTGGTCTGGATAAGCACGTCCACGGTGGTTCCGGCCGAACCCCAAGCGAAGTTCAAGTAGGCAAGCACCCAGCTCGGCGCGGTCTTCGTTGCCTTCAGGATGTTGCCCTTCTGGGACTTGGAGATGGCGGTCGTGATCGGGAATGCGCTGAGGAGAAACATGGCTGAGCCCTCTATGGAATTCCGGTTGCCAGAGTAAACCGAAGATGTTAACGATCGTTCAATCTAGGGGTTAACGCGATCTTCATGCAATTTAGCGCATTCTTGAGCCCCTCGTCAACCCCGAACGAAGGGACATTATGGCCGCATACCCCGAAGATTTTGACACCTGGGAAGAGTATGAGCAGGACCAGTGGATTTGGCGCACGGAATGGCTTGATCTCGTAGAGGCCCGGGCAATCGAGCAGGGCTGGCCTACGGTCGAGGGTTGCCCGGTCGGCACGTATCTCGACGAGAACGGCTTCTGGCACGGCCAGCTCCCTCCACCCGGCGACTGGGGTATGTGGGTGCTCATGTCGGGCCGCGGCTACGGCAAGACCCGCTGCGCCGCCGAGGACATGGGCTGGTACGGCATCACTCACCCGGGGCAACAGCTCCTCGTCGTCGGTCCGACCTATGAGAAGATGATCAACGTGGATTTCGAGGGCGAGAGCGGCCTTGTGACCGTCCTCAGTCGCTTTCGGCACAAGATCATCGTGCATTGGCACTCCTCCGAGAAAGAACTGCTGCTCACCAACGGCACCATCTACCGGGGGATTTCGGCCGAGACGCCCGATCGAATTCGCGGCTACGCCTTCGCGCGGTCCTGGATCGACGAGCTGGGCGAGATGTACCTGAATGGCGCCGAGGTGCTCGATCAAGTGGAGCTGGCGACCCGCTCCCCGCCGGACCCCCGGATTATCATCACGACGACGCCGAAACCGACCCGCTTGATGCGAGACTTGCGCGACGAAGCTGTACCCCCTCCGCCGCGGCCCGCCGAGCCCGACACCGGCCCGGACGTTCCCGGGCACGCGCGGTCCTTGCGGTCTTCCGGGACCATATACTCCGACTGTTTCGTGGGGTTTTGACCATGGCAGAAGAGCAGGAGCCCCGTCGCGTGGTTATGACGATCGGGGCCACCATCGAGAACCGGCGCCTCCCGAAGCCGTACATGGCGCGTCTCATGCGTCTTGAGGGCACCCGGCTCGGGCGCCAAGAGCTGCACGGCGAGATACTGGCAGACGTTGCCGGCGCGAACTGGACCCTGGAGGGCCTGGAGCGGTGCCGTGTCGAGCGGCCGAAAGTCCCGCCCCTGAAGCGCATCGTGGTCGGGGTTGACCCGGCCGTGACGAACGTGGCAATCGCCGAGCAGGAGCGCCAGCTTGAGAGCGGCGGCAAGGCCCGGAAGCTCTCCGGCGCCGAGACGGGCATCGTGGTCGCCGGGCTCGGGGTTAACGGCTGCGCCTACGTCCTGGGGGACTACAGTCTTATGGGGTCCCCGCTCGTCTGGGCAAGACGAGTTCACGAGGCATACTGCGACTTCAAGGCTAGCCGGGTGGTGGCCGAAAAGAACAACGGCGGCGACCTAGTGGAAAGCAACCTACGGGCAATCATGGCGAACATCCCGCTCAAGCTAGTATTTGCGAAGGACGGGAAGATTACTCGCGCCGAGCCTGTATCGAGCCTCTATGAGCGCACGCCGCCCATGGTATACCATGTAGGGGTGTTCCCGGAGCTTGAGGAGCAAATGCTGACCTACACCGGAGACCCCAAGCAAGCATCGCCCGACCGAATGGACGCCCTTGTCTGGGCGTTAACAGAATTGATGCTAGATAGTATCCCGACCCCTATGGTGGGACCGGTGAGCGTAGAGGGCGAGAACTTCTGGAGAAACTCCTATGCCTGACGATCCGAACAGCGTCCGCGTCGGGAACCTATCGCCTGGCGACTTCTACGTAGAGGCGGGCAATACCGGCTTGAAGGTCTTCGGCGGCTACGTCGTCGAGGAATTCGAGCCAAACCTGCGCGGGCTCCGCGGCGCCCGCATGATGCGGGAAATGTGGGACACCGACCCCACGATCGGCGCCATCATCTTCGTCATCTCGCAAGCCATCCGCAAAATTCAGTGGCACTTGGCGCCGGCCGACCAGTCGCTCCCTTCCCTGCTCGCACAGGAGTATTTCGAGAGCGTCATGGCAGATATGGATCACACCTGGGACGATTTCATGTCTGAGGTGATGTCTATGTTCATCTGGGGCTACGCGCCTTTCGAGATCGTGCTGAAAATTCGCCAGGGCGCCGACGCGACGGACCCGCGTTACCGGAGCCGTTTCGATGACGGCATGATCGGCGTCCGCAAGCTCGCTATGCGAAGCCAAGAGACTATCCTGCGCTGGATCATGGACGCGGACAACAACGACATCCTCGGCGTCGTGCAAATCCCCTGGACCGGCGGCATCCGCACGATCCCGGCGGAGAAGATGCTGCTGTTCCGCACGATCAGCTTCCGCAACAACCCCGAAGGCCGCTCGCTCATGCGAAACGCTTATCGGCCGTACTACTTCCGGAAACGGATGGAGGAAATCGAGGCGATCGGCATCGAGCGCGACTTGGCGGGCTTGCCAGTCCTGAAAATCCCGGCTGAGCTGATCGCCGCCGCCAACTCGGGCAGCGACCCGAAGGCTGCGGCCACGCTTGCGGCCTACAAGAATATGATCATCAATATCCGCCGCAACACCCAGGAGGGCGTCGTTATCCCTGGGGACTGCGACGCGCACGGGAAACCGCTCTTCGATCTTCAGCTTTTGCATAGCGGCGGACAGCGGCAATTCGATACGAGTACCGTGATCAATCGCTACACTCAGTTGATCGCAACGACGGTCATGGCTGACTTCTTGCTCCTCGGCCACACGTCTCGCGGCGGCTCCCAGGCTCTCGGCACCTCGAAGGTGGATATGTTCTACTCCGCGATCGAGGGCATGGTGCAGAACATCGTTGCGACGCTTAATTCCCAGCTCGTCCCTCTCCTCGGCACGCTCAACGGTATTCCGTCGAAGAGTTGGCCGCAGTTCTACGCGGACAAGGCGGAGCAGATCGATCTCGGCAAGCTCGGCGCCTACATCAACGCGCTCGCGGCCTCCGGGATGCAGCTCTTCCCGAACCCCAACCTCGAAGAGTACTTGTATCAGGTCGCGGGTCTGCCGGAGCCAGACGACGAGACGCAGCAAATGCAGAACCAGACGAACACTCTGGAGCATGCCGGCAAGGTCAATGCGCTCGTCCAGGCGCTCCAGCCCGCCGCGCCACTTGAGGAAGTGACGCCAGCACCGAAGGGCGGAAATCTCGATGCCGGAGAACAGACGCCGCCCGGACAAGGCGGCCAGCAGCCGCCGCAGAAAATGGGCGGCGGTGGCGGAAACCCACAAGCTCCGCAGGGGCAGTTCGGGCCGCCGCGCGGCAAGGGGCCGCCGAAGGCTGTTGGTCCGCGCGTTCATCTCTTGTCTCAAGGCTTCGGGAGCATGAACAAGCGGCTATTTGAATACCGGAGGGCCGCCTAATGCCTTTCGTCTACCACCGCCTCGGCGCATCCGATGTCCCAGGGCATCTTGTGCAGCCGCCGCACGATGGCTTGCGCGTAGTGGCGGAGGCGACGCAGCCGTACATTGCCCGCTCTATCCAGGAGGCACTGATCCGGCTCAAGAATGGGATCACCCCGCGCTTCATGTACCACGCGATGACGAACGGCCAGGGCGTGGGTTTCGCTTTAACCGGCGCCATCGACCAGTTCAAGACCGATCTGCGGGCCGCCAAAATATTCCTCGCGAACATCCACCTCCAGGCCGGCGCAATCATGGAGCATCGGCTGGGCTTCCGTATCCGAAAGGACGCGATCAACTTCGATCTGGGCATGCTGCCGCAGCCGACGCAAGATGCGCTCGACGACTACGATTTTGGCCTCGTGCGCGAGGTATCGGACGATGTTCGGCGGTCGATCGCCAACGTGCTCACTCAAGGCGTGCAGAGCGGGTGGTCGCCCGACAAGATGGCGCGGGAATTGAAATCCGCGATCGGGCTCACCAGCGACCAGTACGATGCTGTGTCAAACTACCGCTCGATGCTTGAGAGCGGCCGCCCCGACGCCCTCAACCGACAGCTCCGGGATGCGACGTTCGATCCCGAGGTGCAGTCCTCGGTGGACGGGCTCACGAAGCTCACGCCAGATCAGATCGAGCGCTTCACGAACCGGTATGCTGACCGCTACCTCTCTTACCGCGCCAACACGATCGCTCGCTATGAAAGCCTGCGGGCCTCTAACCAGGGCGGTTCCGACAGCGTGCAGTCTGCGATCGACGCGGGTATCATTTCGCCCGAGGATGTCACCACGAACTGGATGATCGCGAACGACGAGATCACTTGCCCGCGGTGCCGCTCGGTCGTAGATATCCAGCCAGACGGCGTGCCGTTCGGGACAATGTTCACTTGGGCAGCCGGGAAGCGCACCGGGCAAGTCCTGCTCGCGCCCTTGCACCCTGACTGCCGTTGCACGAACACTTACAACGTCGTTCGCTCGGCGCTGGAGGCGGCGTGATGACCGGGCTCTTCCAGAAAGATCAGGGCGCTTCAGTATCCGCGAATTCAGTGCACGCGCCGGCTAACTTGGAGATCAAGCGCAAGAAGATCAAACCGCTCTGGAAGGGCATTCGCGGGCGTCCGAGCCTCGTGCGCGTGCCAGGCCCTACGGCCGGCTTCGAGCTGGGAACTTCCGTCAAGAAGCCAGGAAAGAAACTGGGCAGGGCCGCGCTCTATGCCGGGCATCGGTACATCCGCAAGCAGCGCACTCCGCGAAAGTTGGAGATGGTAGGCAAGGACAAATACAAGGTTCCATTCGAGTACGATGCCGACGCGCTGAAGATGATCGGGGACCAGCATCCGAGCCCGGACTTCCTGCATGCGCTCATAAACGAATTCAAGGAAGAGGACAAGCAGAAAGTCCGGCTGGATAGTTTGATCGCGACGCATCCCACGGTCGAGAAGCAAAAGCTCGACGAGCTGGACAAGGATGACAAGGGCGATCCCGTAGTCCTGCGCTGGAAGGGCAAGAACTACATCATCGATGGGACGCACCATCTCACCGCCGCGTGGGCGCGCGGGAAGAACAAATACAAGGTGCATTTCGTCGATCTCGGCTCCAATATCTCTTTGGCGACTGGTGAGCCTGTCGGCGTGGGCGTTTTAAAACGGAACAAACTCAGCCGGAAGCAGCAGGGCAAGGTCGCGAGGACTATGCACGAGTGGGGCCAGGGCGAGCTTCACTCCGGCAGCAAGACCGGGCCGAAGGTCGAGAGCCAAGATCAGGCAGTTGCCATCGCTCTGTCCCAGGCGAAGGAATTGAACAAGGTCCTCGCTCCCATCCTGTTCGGGAAAGCGGACCCCTATCACGACGAGCAGGGCAGATTTACGAGCGCCGGTGGCGCTTCGTCGGGCGGCGGAGGCGGTAAGAAGGCCGGCGTCGGCTACGAAGTCGGGCGGGCCTCGGGTGAAGCGGTCGGCAGCTTGGCGGGAACGGTCGCTGGCCGGGTGGCCGGCGGAGCTATCGGCACGGCCATCGCGCCGGGCGTGGGGACCGCCGCGGGCGCGTTCCTTGGCGGCTTGGCCGGCGGCGGAGCCGGCGCCTACTTGGATCGACGCATTTGGAACGCGGTCTATCAGCACTTCAATCCGGGCGTGAAAGAGCCGAAGCACACCCTTGGCGGGGAGCTGTCCGGCGCTGCGGCGTCGAGCGCCGGCTATATCGCTGGCGGCTTGATCCCTGGCGTTGGCGGTGCCGCGGCCGAAGGCGCGGGCCTACTAGCGCGAGAGATGCCTACCGCCGGGGAAGCCACGGCTCGCATCCTCGGGACGACTGCCGGCGACGTGCTCGGGACGCGCTTCGGGGACTACATCTCCAGCCGTATAGGTGGCGTCCTTGCCTCGGTCAAGGGCGGCCAGATCGGGCGCTCGGGCGGCGAAGCAACCGGGGACGTAGCTGCCGACGTAGGCTACGCCATGCGGAAGAGGTTAATCAGTCCTTTAGAAAAGCGGGCCAAGATGGGGAACGACGATCTCCCTGTTCGGTCGGACCAGTTTCCGCCTCGGAAGCTCCGGAATGACCAGAACGACGAGAAGTATCTTGCGGAGCAGCCCGCCGCGACGAACTTCCGGACGCTGCTGAATGAGCAGGAGAGTAAACAGCGAGCCAAGGCCGGCAGGCTCGCGCAGTACGGGGCGCGCATCGACGCGCTGCAACCTCGTATCGGTGAGAGCTGGCAGCAATTCCATCAACGGTTGTTGATGGCGGTCTCGGAGCAGCAATCTCAGGCGTTCCCTTGGTCGCTAGAGCGGAGTAAATGACGATGACCAGCAGCTACAATTTCACGCCGAAGCGGGTCCGGAAGGGCCGCCGGATTTACGATTTCGTCCCTGTCGTCATCGCCAAGCGGCCGAAGGAATACACCCAAGCCATGCGGGACCGGGCCGAAGCCAAGGGACACACGATGCCCGGCGGAGGCTTCCCGATCGAGAGCCGGGCCGATCTCGGCCGAGCGAAGCGCGCGTTCGGCCGGGCCAAGAATAAGCCCGCGGCGCGGATCTGGATCAACCGCCGGGCGCGAGCCTTCGGCGCGGGGCCGCTCGGCGGCAGCGTCGGCAACGCGGCATTCCCCGGAGCGGCACCGCCGTTCGGCTCGAAGGACAAAAAGAAGGACGCAGTGAAGAAGCTCCTCCAGTCTTTTTTCAAGGCTGACCCGGACACGACGGACGGGCGCTCCGGCGGGATCAGCCATAGTGAGAGCGATCGGGTAGGAGCCCAGGACGATCGTACCCCGGACGAGAAGGCGGAACAGCTCCTCGATCTCTACAACGTGGCGTACAAGAACCCGCCGATGCCGGGCGAGGACATCGAGACCTGGATGGGCCGGGTCTGGGGCGAGAAGAAGCATTGGCAGCTCTTCGCGGACCAGCATCACATGATGCACGCGATCTTCTGCCGGGCACGCAAGCTCCCCTCCCACACCTACGCCATCGCGAAGGTTGACATCCTGAAGTACGCCGGTCCCGATCTGAAGGACGGTCTCGTTTGGGGCTGGGCCTCCATGATCGAGAAGGACGGCCACACGATCCGGGACTACCAGGGCGACCAGATCACGGAAGCCGAGCTGGTGAAGGCGGCGCACGACTACATCACGAATAGCCGCACCGGTGGGGCCATGCACATTTACTGCGAAGGCGCAGACCGTCAACCGCTGAAGTGTGGCGAAGTCGTCGAGAGCATGGTTTTCACGAAAGACCTGCAAAAGGCGATGGGCATCTCGCTCCCGCATATCGGGTGGCTGATTGGCTACAAGATCAGCAATCCGGCCGTGCGGAAGGCGGTCGCGAGCGGCCAGCTCAAGTCCTTTTCCATCGGCGGTGCCGGAATTCGCATCCCGATCGAGGAGTAATCCGAATGGCTAAGGCCAACTGGTTAAAGAACATGAAGATACGCGAGGTCTCGCTGGTCGATGATCCGGCGTCGCCGGGCGCCAACATCATCCTTATGAAGCGCGGCGCGCGGGACGCGACCGGGCACTTCGCGAGCGGTAGTGACATGGGCCACCAGGCCAGTTTCTCCTTGGATCATGGTGAGAAGTCCGCTCTAGAAGCGGAGATGGCCGCACGAGAGGGCGCAGGGAACCCCATGCGCCATATCGACGAGGTTCACCATTTCCTCGACTATGTGCGCGCCCAGCGAAAGGGCAAGAGCAAGGTCATCGCCCGGATCGGCAAGGCCGGTCCCGCCGACGAGCCGCGCGACGCGCTCGGTCGATGGGTTGCCGGCGCCTTGACGGCTGGCGGCCTCGCGGCCGGCGCGCATTTCATAGGGCGTCAGCAGAGCATGGGGGCCAAAATAACAGGCTCGGCCTTGGCTGGCCTTGCTACCGCGGCCGGACTTATGGCGACGACCCACCTCACCGGGATCAAGCCGGTGAAAGGCGGTCTCCAGCTTCAGGTTCGGACGCAACGTGCCGGCAAACCTGCGGTGGCGACGCATATCAATCTCAAGCCGTCTACTTTCCGCCGGTGGCTCGGGATGGGCGATCAGACGGCGGCGAAAATGGAGGGCACCGCGCACCCGACGAACGGGATGCCCGTCGTGACGACCCGCTCCCGGACGGCTCTTGGAACCGCGATCCCCCTTAACAGTCCGACAACTAGCTGGGCGAATGCCGGCGGCTGGCCGTACCGGACGCAGATCGGCGCCTATGTACCGGCGGGCAGCGGTGAACAGCAGAAGTACATCGAGGAGGCGCTGTCTTCTCGGGCGGTGAGCCAGCTCAGTCTACCGTCTAGCTCCGCCGATCATTCCGGCGGTAAGCCATATGTGACCGCGGAGGGGCACATTATCCCGCCTGGTAGCCACGCCGCGCAATCCGCGATGGAAGGGCGCTACCTTCAGGAGAGCGGCCGCGGCCTTATGACGAAGGCTCGGATGTTGCCACGTCCCCGTATCTTCGGCAAGCAGGGCAGCTCCGGGTCGCCTTTTGGGGCGGAGCAGCGGTTGACCCTCGGAGCTATGCGGGTGAAGTCTGACCAGCGCTCGGAGACTAAACATGTCGGGCTCTACGGGCAAGCAACCCTTCGGGCTCAGCGGAGCCTCTTCGCCGGCCCGACAAATCGACGCGCCCTCGCTAAGTAAATCGTTAAGGATTACCGCATATCATTCGCTCGGAATTGGACCGGGCACCTCAAAAAGGAACGCCAACATGCCTATCGATCGCGACACCCTCGAAGCTCTTGCAAAGGCGCTGGCTCCCCTCGCCGGTGAAGACACCGCCAAGCAAGCGCATATCGTGAACGTCCTGTCTGATCTCGTCAAGTCCGGCGACAAGCCGAAGGACGGCGCAGACGCCGAGCCCGACGATGACCCGGATGACGTGAGCAAGCAGGTCGAGCCCGTCGCGGACGTGATGCTCGGCCTCCATGACGCCATCGAGGCGATCAATAAGTCGGCGGAGCCTGACAAGGGCGCGCTGATCAGCGAGGCTTTCGAGCAGGCGTATGACGCCATTCGGAAGGTCGGTGAGGAGACTGTCCAGGCGGCCATCGTGGCAGGCCAGGAGAGCATCACGAAGTCCAAGGCGTTCAAGAAGATGCGGAAGCTCGCGAAGCGCGCCAAGGCCGGCGTCGCCGACAATACGACCGGTGGCGACGGCCGCGACAAGACACAGCAAACTCGCCATGGCGCCGCCGAAATGAGCGCCGATCATGCGCCGGACGAGATGGACGACAGCGAAGACGAATTCGGAGTGAAGAAAGCCATGAAAGCCAAGCAGATCGCGAAGAGCCTGGGCGGTGGACCCCTGGCCGTCTTCATCTCTGACCTTGCGAAGAGCACCGAGCGCCTCGGAGCCGAAGTCGCCCAGTTGCGCGACGAGAAGCAGACCGAGGTGTTCAAGCAGCGCGCCGCGGCGATCGGGGAAGGTCCCCAGGTCGCGGAGCTTCTGAAGACGCTCGCCAAGACCGATCCGAAACTCGCCGACACGGTGGGGAACATCCTGAAGTCGAAGAACGCTCTGATCGAGAAGAGCGGCGTCTTCAACACGATCGGCACCGGCGGCGGCGCCGAGGGCAGCTCCTCGCTTGAGAAGCTGAATGCCTTCGCGACCGAGATCATCACCAAGAGCGTCAGCGACAAGAAGCCGACGTTCGCCAAAGCCTTCGTCGCTGCCTGTGAGCAGCACCCGGACGTTTACAAGGACTACCAGCGCGAAGAGCGCGGCAGCCGCTAACCGCTCGCCCGATAGGAGAACACGACCATGACCGCATCAACTGGCCTCGTTTACTTCGGCGAGCTTCCCTTCAAGAGCTTTGCCCCCTCTCCGGCGGATTACTCCGGCGTCGATGTCTCCGGTTATCAGTGGCAGTTCCGTTTCGTCATGCTCGATCACACCGCGACGAACGGTGCGTTTGTGCTGCCAGGGACTATCGAGACCGGCTACATCTACGACAACGCCGCCAACTTCCCCTTCGGCGTTCTTATCAACGCGCCGAAGTCGGGTGAGGCGGGGCAGATCGTGATCATGGGCGAGACGAAGGTGATCGCAAACTCAGGGAGCATCACCGCCGGATGTCCGTTGACGTACACCCAGTACGGCTTCGTTGATATCGCCTCTACGACCGATCCGCTTATCGGCTTCGCCCGGTACGCATCCACCGCGAAGGGTGATCTGATCACTGCTTTGATCCTCCCTTGCACGGCGGTCTACACGCACTCGTAACCAGGGCTCGTCCTAACAGGAGACGGAAATGCCGTATCAGCCAAACCTCAGTTCCATCCACGTAGACGCAGCGCTGACCAACTTCAGCATTGCGTACATGCAGGATGCGACCAACTTCGTCGCCGACGTGGTGTTTCCAAGCGTGCCCGTCGAGCACAAGAGCAACAAATACTTCGTCTTCGCGAAGGATGCGTTCATGCGCGCCGGGGGCAAGCAAATCCCCTTCGGGCAGGAAGCGCCTCGTGGCGGCTTC